AGCTTTGCTACTACTAGAACTACAACATTCGCTACTGATACTGCATATGTAGATAATACAGGGCAGTCTACTACTAGAACTACAACATTCGCTACATCGACAGCTTATGTAGATAATACAGGGCAGTCTACTACTAGAACTACCACATTTGCAACAGCAACAGCTTATGTAGACAACACAGGTCAATCAACAAGTAGAACTACAACATTTGCCACTACTACTGCATATGTAGATAATACATCTCAGTCAACAGCATATGATACTACATTTAGTACTAATACTGCTAGAAATACAAATACTTCTAGAGGCACTGCGTTTACAAACTCTACTGCCTTTGCTACTAATACAAGTAGAAACACTGCGTTTACTAACTCAACTTCTTTTGCAACTAACACTTCAAGAAACACGAATACGGCTAGAGGTACTGCGTTTACAAATGCAACTGGATTTACAAATAACACTACTAGAGAAACAGAGTATATAATAAGTTTCTGCCCAGAAGGTGGCACAAATATGGATATGAGGAACACCTCATTTGCTACTAATACTTCAAGAAATACAAATACAAGTAGAAACACCGCATTTACAAATGCAACTGGATTTACAAATAATACTAGTAGAAATACGAATACGGCTAGAGGCACAGGATTTACAAATAATACTAGTAGAAACACTAACACTTCTAGAAACACAGCATTTACAAACTCTACAGGATTTACAAACAATACTACACAGGGTACAAGTAGAACAACTTCTTTTGCAACGAATACTTCAAGAAGCACTAATACATCACAGTCAACTTCTTATACTACAACATTTGCTACTAATACTGCAAGAAATACAAATACTTCACAGTCAACATCTTATACTACTACATTTAGTACTAACACTGCAAGAAGCACTAACACTTCTCAGTCAACAAGTTATACTACTACATTTAGTACTAATACAACTAGAAGCACAAACACTTCTCAGTCAACAAGCTATAATACTGTTAGACTATCGAATACTTCAAGAAGTACTAATACATCACAGTCAACAAGTTATAATACAGAGAGACTATCGAATACTGCTAGAAGTACAAATACATCTCAGTCAACTTCTTACGAAACTTCCTATGCGACTTCAAGAGCAAGCTCACGAAGCACAGGAACAAGTAGAACTACGACTACAACATTTGATACTACACAATCAACAGCTTCAAGTAGAAGTACAGCAACTGCTAAGAATACTACTACTACTTATGAAACTACTCAAGGAACAACAACTACTAGAAGTACTGCGTCAAGTAGAAGTACAACAACAACATTTAATACTCAACAAAGTACAGCTAGTTCAAGAAGTACTGCATCAAGTAGAGATACTACTACAACCTTTGAAACAGCAACAACTACAACAACTGCGTATGATACTACTACAACCTTTGAGACAAGCAAGACAACATCAAGTTCTAGAGGTACAACTACCACTACAACATTTAATACAACAAGGGCATCTGCTACAAGCAGAAACACTGACCACTTAACAACAACAACATTCAATACTTCAACAACAGTATTTGAAAGAACAACCGCCAGCTCAGCAGGAACTCTATTTGACACAGAAGTCTCGAGTCTAGAAGATTATGGATTCTCTTACTGGGACGGCTCACAATGGAGCGAATCTAACTAATGGCAGGATTTGAAAAAGAAAAAGGTATTACACCAGAGTATGTAAACAAGAAAATGGAATCAATGCTTACAGCAATATATGATGTAATAGAAGAAAACGAACATAGAATGAGAAAGATGGAACAAGTCATCTTCGAGCTAAAGAATGGTAAAGGCAAAGAATAAATTACAAGCCTTAAGCATTAATGAAGAAGTCGGTGATATAGCAACTCACTGGTTAAAATCAGGCTCAGCTTTTAGACCCTCAGAAGACTTAGTAATATTAAATGAGTTTGGTAAGAAACTTCTACCTAAAAGTCACAGAGATTTAGCATTTGAGTATGACATATGGTTTAACACAAATGAGAACTATACCATCAGAAAATGGTTATACACGGATTTTATGGGAAGGGGATTATACTTTCGAGTTCCTTCCATAAAGATTAATAATAGACTGTTTAAGGCGATTGTAAATTCCGACATAAAGATAGACGAAGAAAGAATCGACAAAGTGATGAAGAATTTACAGAACAAGTATTATCTTCATCCGAGTGAAAAATTTTACGAGAAAGTAATATTTTTACCAGGCAGCAACTTATTATGCAAACCCGATTGTATAGACATTAGAAGGGTGGAAAAATTAGTTGAAGAAGGATATGTAATAAAACCACATCCAATAACTGCTCATATTTTTATAGCAGAACTTAGAGCAAAGTTTGGATATGATAAAGTACTAGGGAAGAAAGAGGGAGGACATGAACTTCTTCTTAATGCAACTGAAATAGCAACAGCACAGAATAGTGAAATGGGCATCGTCGCATTACTACTAGAAAAAGATATACGAATGGTTTCTCACCCTGTAAAAAAGAGAGAGAAAAGTTTACTTACTTATGAAAGTTTTTACGAAGCAGTTGCAGGAACAGATGCAAAGAAAACAATATTAAAACTGTTCTCGGCAAAAAATTCAGGAATAATCTTTGATTTTGACGAGGACGCAGACGAAAGGCTAGAAAAGTATCTAGCAAACTTTTGGGAATACAAAATAGAACAATGATAGAAATAGTACATCAATATAAAAAAGACTGGAGTATGTTTACTCTAGCCTCACTCCTGGATAAGTCTAAAGACTATAGGATTCATTTATATGTCCATGAAGCAGATTGGAACGATGCTCCTATAGCATGGGCTATAGAACACTTTGATGAGATAAAAATATATCAGACTTGGTGGACAACAGAAGATACTGCAAAAATGGTATGTCATCTTAAAAACTGGTGGAAAGACAAAACGCCTAGTCTAAACAAAAGAATATTAGTAGCAGGTGGTAATAGAATATTTTTAAGAGAGATAGTTACAGGTAATGTACCAGAAGAAAGTTTCTTTATGAAAAGTTTATCTTTCTTATCACACAAGCATAGATTCAAAGACCATTCACAATATAAAAATTACTACTCAAGAATAGGTAATCCAACATATGAGAATAGTGCTCATCAACAAGACCCAGAGATGCTTTTACTTAACTGGGATGTATTGAAAACTTTCAAAGACGAAGACTTATTCTTTCCAGGGGGAGACTTGCCACAAGACTTTTACAGCTTAGATCATAGACTAGATGCTTGTACTAACACAGCATTTATGAAAAACTTAGTTCAATTCAAGCATAGCTATATGCCTTTGTATATGAATGGTACAGTAGATTGTCTACTAGAAAAAGATTGTCTAGGTTTGAAAGAAGTTGCAGATTATAATAATATGCTAAGAAAAGGGTACAGTTTAAATGTGCAACATAAGTGGGCTATGAGAGATTATTTAAATATTCCAATCAGTGTTCAACTCGGAATACCTTGGGACTGTTATACTCGTTTGATTGATTCTATTCCTATGCAATTTAGAAATGCAAGATTAAATGAACAGATGTTGACAAAAGCGTCGAAACAGAAAGCAACGCTTGGAAAGTTATTACAAACAGGATTTAAACTAGGTAAACTTTAATATCTCATTTTCAAGGTCTGACAAAATTTTCCACTCTATCAATCCCTGATTTTTCATATCAATTACAAGTTCTTTTTCTTTTTTGGAATGAATATTTACTTTTTGAGTATTGACTGGCATATGCCAACTCGAAGGATTATCTTCTCCTGTTTTGAAAGGCAACTTCTTAGAAAAGAAATCGAAACCTATCAAAGTTATACTTTTACACTCACACTTTAACAAGAAAAATAATATTGCCATAAATCCTTGTGATGGTCTCCATCCTACAGGTTTATTCGGCACAACTCCTAACTTATCATGAATATCTATTATTTCTTCATCAGAAAACATATCCGTATATTTAAAATCTTTAGGGAGTATAGTAGTCGAAGGTTTGTTCATATGAATACGACTACGATTAAAAAGAGTAAGACAGTCAAAAAATTTTCTTGCATTTACACGAAGAAATCCTGTTACCCATATATCAGTTCTACTACCTAGACTACTTGTATAGTCATAAGGAGCTCCCCTTCCAAAACGAACAACAGTATCAAAAGATTCTATATAATCTCCATACTCGTATTGTAGAATCTCTACTGAGTTTCCTACAAGTATTAGTGTTTTATTTTTAGTAAGTTGTTGTAATGTTTTTTCCATTCGTTTGAGTAAAGTATATTATCATGTATGTCTTGCCACGGTCCACCATCTGTAAAGTGTATTGCTTTAGGACTAGGAAAATTATAGTAATTTACCATAGCATTATATTCTGCTGGTAACTCACCAATTTCATCCGCCCACTCCATTTCGTGTAATTGTTTGCCAGTCCAATAGTTAACTGACCTACTGGATAGTTGAAGACATTGTGCGTTATTAAAGTACATGAGAGATGACCAATACTTTTTTGGATATGACATATTTGCTTTGCCATTCATCTTCTCACTAGGTGTTGTTAGAAATTGAGGGTGTTTAACTACCCATACAGTTGGAGATTGAGAACTTTGTTTTACATAATCTTCGATTTCTTGTGGGTCACATCTCCAC